CTGCACCGCAGTCTCAATAATATTCTTGATTACCAAGACTTCTTATCCATCCAATCACAACTGTCCAATGATGAAATCCGACCACTGGGCATCGGCATCACCAACCTTGCCTACTGGCACGCCAAGAGAGGCCTGCGCTACGGGGAGAAGGATGCTCTAGCTGAGATCAAAAGCTGGATGGAACACATGGCGTTCTATCTCACAGAAGCATCAGTGGAACTGGCACAAGAACGCGGAGCCTGCCTGGGCAGCAAACACACACGCTACGGCCAGGGCGTATTTCCTTGGGAACTCAGAGCCCGCGGTGTGAATGATCTTGCTGACTTTGCTCCGGAACTGGATTGGGAAACACTACGTGCCAACATGAAAACTCATGGTGTGCGTAATGCCACACAGATGGCAGTGGCACCTGTGGAAAGTAGTAGTGTGGTGATCAACTCAACCAATGGCATTGAAATGCCAATGAGCTTGATCTCAGTGAAAGAAAGCAAGGCTGGCAGTTTTGTACAAGTGGTTCCTGAATATCACAAGTTGAAAAACCGATATCAGATGATGTGGGAACAACGGGACTGCGAAGGTTATCTTAAAACAGCAGCAGTAATCGCGGCCTATGTGGATCAATCAATCTCAACCAACACTTTCTACAATCCTGCGAACTTTGCAGATCGCAAAGTGCCCACCACACTGATAGCTAAAAATCTCATGCAATCACATTTGTGGGGATTGAAAACTTTTTATTACAGCCTAATCAACAAGCAAGGCAGCAAAGAGGTAGCAGAGGATGCGCCACTCATGCCCATTGACTTTGATAGTGAAGAAGACTGCGAGGCATGCAAATTATGAGCAAACAACAATACAACCTAACCACAAAGACCGATTATCTCAGTCGCAAGATGTTCTTGGACCCAGAAGGTCCTGTTACAATCCAACGCTTTGAAGAAGTCAAGTATAACAAGATACAAAAGATTGAACAGACTGCTCGCGGATTCTTCTGGGTGCCTGAAGAGATCAGTCTCAGCAAAGATGCCAATGACTTCAAGGATGCATCTGATGCTGTGAAGCACATCTTCACTTCAAATCTGCTGCGCCAAACAGCACTAGACAGTCTGCAAGGTCGCGGACCAGCACAGGTATTCACTCCTTGCGTGAGTTTGCCTGAACTGGAAGCCCTGATGTATAACTGGAGTTTCTTTGAGACCAACATTCACAGTCGCAGTTACAGCCACATCATACGCAACATCTACAATGTGCCCAAGGAAGTGTTCAATACCATCCATGACACACAAGAAATTGTGGCCATGGCGTCGAGTGTAGGCAACTATTATGACCGACTGCACGAGTTGAATTGTTTTAAAGAAGTGAATCCTGGATCTGTGAGTGAAAAAAGTCACATACGAGCCATATGGATGGCTCTGCATGCCAGTTACGCACTGGAAGCATTTAGGTTCATGGTATCATTTGCCACCAGCCTGGCCATGGTGGAGAACAAGATCTTCATTGGCAATGGCAACATCATCAGTTTGATCCTGCAGGATGAACTGCTACACAAAGAATGGACTGCGTTCATGATCAATCAGGTGATCAAGGAAGATCCCAGATTTGCTGAAGCCAAAGAAGAATGCGAAGCTGAAGTATATGAATTGTACATGGATGTGATCCGTGAAGAAAAAGACTGGGCCGAATACTTGTTCAACAAAGGGCCAGTGATTGGACTCAATGCAGCCATCCTCAAAGACTTTGTGGATTACACAGCAGTGGGTGCGCTCAAAGACATTGGTATCAAATATCAAGCAGCAGCGCCACGCAACACACCTATTCCTTGGTTCAACAAACACTCAGACACCTCAAAGAAACAAACTGCACTGCAAGAGAACGAATCAACTAACTATGTTATCGGCGTGATGAGCGAAAGCCTTGATTACGACCTATTACCCAACTTGTAAGGAGAACAAATGAAAGCCATATTATGGTCAAAAGACCAATGTCCTTATTGCGACCAAGCCAAAGCATTGCTGAAGTCTCGCAATATTGAATTTGAAGAACGCAACGTGAGCCGTGACTGGACTCGCGAACAACTATTAGAAGCAGTACCAAATGCTCGCACCGTGCCACAGATCTTCTTGGATGAAGAACTAGTAGGAGGGTTCAATGAGCTCCGCCAGTACCTTGCCTGATTTTGGATCAATCACCATAGATTGGTTCCGGCAAAATATTCCCGACTTTGAGACCACCCGATTTTTCACTGCCGATTGGTTCTCAAATGGTCTGGTGAATTTTGAGTTTGTGAAGAAGCACATGGAACAGCCCTTGGATTCTATACTGGAGATAGGATCACATGAAGGTCGCAGCACCTGCTGGATGTTGGAAAACATGCTGAGTGACACCGGCACCATAACTTGTATAGATCCTTTTGGCAATACCCCAATGGATGCTTACAAACATGATCCTCTGCCGGATCAATTGATCATTCGAGATATCTTTCTCCACAATACCAACCTAGCAAAGAAACCCACACAAACAGTGGAACCAATGGCTGTGATGAGTTATCACGGCCTGGCCCAACTGATCGTGGATCAACGACAGTTTGATCTGGTGTATGTGGATGGAAGCCATCGTTCGGATGCTGTGCTGGCAGATGCTGTGATGGCATTTGGCCTGCTCAAAAGTGATGGATACATGATATTTGATGATTACCTATGGAACGAATCCCCAGACGTGTTAGATCACCCCAAAATGTCAATTGATGCTTTTGTGAATATGTTCCAAAAACACATTCGCATTGGCATGATAAATTACCAATACGTTATACAGAAAGTTTAAAAATGAAAATGTCAATCAGCCCAGGTCAAGTTTATACCTTTAAATTGAACTCAGGAGAAGAACTCATCGCCAAAGTGTCTGCAGAGGCAGATGGTTGGCTGGAGATCGAACATCCAGTCAGCGTGGCACCGGGCCCGCAAGGCATGGGATTAGTGCCCAGTCTATTCACCGCAGACCCTGAAGAACGGCTACAACTAAATACTTCCAGCGTGAGCCTTTATACCTTGACCGATGACCCAGTCAAGATGAAATATATCGAAGCCACCACAGGTATCAAGATACCAGAAAAGAAAATCATACTAGGATAACATGCCAGAAGTGCAGCGTATAGGAGATAGAGATACCGGTGGCGGAATAGTCATGATCGGTATCAACTCTGTGCGAGTGAACAATCGTCCCGTATCCGTGGATGGCTGCACAGTGAGTTCGCATAGTTCACGCCCCACACACAATCCAGTCACAGCCAATGGTGTCAAAACTGTGAGAGTGAGCAATAGACCTGTGAATGTAAATGGCAATCCAGACACATGTGGGCATGCTCGCACCGGCGGCAGTGAAAACGTAAGGGCTGGATGATATGGCGCGTAGTATATTGACACCTCTGCAACTCACTGCCAGCGCAGCATTGCTAAACAATCAAGGTCTCAAGACCATACCCACAGCATTGACTACTGCTATCTCGCAGTACAATGCCTTTGCTGCGATCACAGCCATAAACAGCGCAATCAACAATGCAGCAGGTACCACATGGTGTTCAAGCACCACACTGACTTCATTGGAGACCATACGTGGGTCCGGTACAGGATGTGCTGCCTTGGGCAACAGCATACCTCCCACATACACCACGCTGACTCCGGTGGCCAATCCCGCAGGCATGACTGGGCTGATATCTCAGACTGCCAACAACTACTTAGGTTATGGCGACAGCGGTCGATTTGCACAGGGATTCATGGCGGTAGAAGGATTCATTGTCACCACCAACGATTACATCAACTCTGCAGTCAACGCACCTACTTATCTTGGCCCAAACTTTTCCAGCATGAATGCTCTGACCACAGCAGATATCTCTACTGTGAATTCCGACCTAGGACCATTTGGTACTGACTTGGCCAATCAAGGACAACTGTCAGACATGGGCAATCTAGAATTGTATGGCACACCTGCGGGACTGTTGCAACAGATCAACAACGTGGCCGGTATATCAAATGCCGTGGTACCAGCCATACAGAGTCAGCTCACTGCCATGGGATTGACAGCACAAAACATACAGGATCTTGTGAATAACAATCAAGTCAGTGTGCTCAATCCCGAT